CTCCAACTGCTCAAGACGTGCCTTCCTTTCAATCTTGTCTTCACCTTCGTCAGCATCATGCTCTAAATGACCAACATCTGTGATATTACGAACATAACGAACCTTGTACCCTATATGTGTCAGGTAACGAAACATAACATCAAAGGTGATAGCAGGCCGTGCATGTCCGAGATGTGGATCACCATAAACAGTTGGCCCACAAACATACATTCCTACGTTAGGAGCTGCAATCGGTTGGAAGAGTTCCTTCTTACGATGCAGTGTATTATAAATTACTAAATTTTGCATAATTTTCTCTTTATTTAATTTTACATTCATACATTTATTAAGGAATTAAGAGGGAAAAATAAAAAGCCAACCTATTCTCCCGAACAAGTTGACTCTCGTAAATACAAATCTGAGTAAAATAACTTAATATCCACTACTAAGGAATTAAGGGCAAAATAAAAAGTAACCCATCCTCACGGACAAGTTACTTCGTCTTATACAAACTCAATACATACAAACGATATATGTGATCCCATCAGGATTCGAACCTGAATCAAAGGTTTAGGAAACCTACGTTCTATCCATTGAACTATGGGACCTTACTATCATCACACTAGTAAGGATTCCACGGGTTCCTAGGCGCACTTTTTCTAAAACATACAATACTGTAAATATCTCTGTCATAAACCCTTATAGGTAAGAGAGAAAAGTATTGTACCATGAAAAGGATTATTACGGCATTAATTCTGTTTATGTGTGTTATAACAGGGAGTGCGCAATTATTCGTCAGTCATAGTATTGATAGGTCAGAGTGTAATACAGTTAAGACAAAGGTTACTAGTGGATATGGAGTTGGATACTTCATAGAAATCATGATGACGCTAGATAAGAAGACCCCTACATATTATCTAGTTATTAATCCAGATAATTCAAAAGACTGGGATTGTCAAGGGAAAGACCCAATTAACTGTATTTGCTTTGAGTATGTAGTAGATGGTAAGCTTGGTAGACTAGGTAAAAAAGAACTAAGTCAATCAAAAGTTTACAGAGATAGATACTTTTCGCGCGACACTAAAATCTGTGTTAAGATCGATTTTGAGTTAATATCAAAACTCTACGAGATTGGCCCAGATAGATTTACTAGTCTCACTTTCGGATGTTGTAGGGGAGATAAGTACTGTAGGATTACTAAGATAGTAGGGTTACAATTAAAACCTTATCAATCAAGGTGTCTGTACAGTTCGATTCGAGAGATATACGAAGAGACTAAGAAATTAATGGCGTGCGGTAGAATAAAGTAGTGCTAAGGATAGAGGTAGTCACGGCGTGGCTCCTCTTTTTTTGTCCCCTAGAAAAAAAAATAAAAGTACTTAGCATTTCTACTAAGTACAGTCTTGGCTATCTCACTGAAGGATTCGAACCTTCGACCTCTCCAGATCCATCTCTGGGCGCTCTGTCCAACTGAGCTAAGTGGGAATAGCCATAAAATTTCCAAGGTGGAGTTCGAGTCCACTTCTCTAATTATAATAGCGCTTCTACTCATAAGCTACTTGAAAATTTTATTATTCTATCACATTAATAAGGAATTTAGGGCATCCTAGACGGATAAAAAGAAAAGGCAAGAACAAACTTAATTGCTCTTACCTATCCTCGCTTTCATTGTAGGTCCACCAGGAATCGAACCTGGACTGACGGCTTAGAAGGCCATTGTTCTATCCATTAAACTATAGACCCAATTATTATTCTACATATATAAGAAATCTAAGGCTTCCCAGATGCACTTTTTTTATTGAATCGGACTCTGTATCAGGTTTCAGGTAGAATCCTTAATAGTAGAATGATAGATATGATAAAAACGAGAGATGGAATTTACCTACCAGTCATTGGTAAGTATGTAGAATTAAGTGTATATAAAGGAAGATTACGTATGACACCATTATATGTTGGATTAGACCCTAGTTTTAGAGTCAGCATTAGAACCTCATCGATATTTATAAGTAAAGACCTAGACCCTGAAATAAGAGAAAGTGTTTACAAGCGCTATAGTAAATTCATAGATAAGAATGGTAGGTTTAAGTCAAAATATGTTAGAAAATTTAGGAGAATGTTGATTAGATTGAACTATAATAATTACTACAGGGTTATGGGTTCTAAAAATCTATACACACTTGGAAAATATCCTAAGGTCAATGCAGTGAAAAAGATCTTACTTGAAAAAAGACAAGACTTGAAGAGGTTTATATTAAAAGTAGGAGAAACTAGGAATGATTAATGTAGCAAGAACAGTACTAGGGTGGCTTCCGGTAGTGGGAGTGTTCAAAGGAGTGAGATTTGTAGGTCCTAATATTAAACTAACAGAAATTATAGTAGCAGTTCCTAGTCCCGGTTCTTACTTTATATATAGTATGGTGGATCACAAAGTAGTTAGTCTGAGTAGTTTTCATGAAAATCTAGTTGGGCCAATTATAAAAGAGTTTAGATTTATGCTAAGATCTGATGGTACACTAAAAAGTAGGTACATAAAAAGGATAAGAAGAAACGTGTTGAGGGTTATAAGGAACTATCACTTACGTATTAAAGAATCAAAAGAGTATAAAGACAGGAGAAAGAATCTAAACAATATGAAATGGGTAGAATTTAAAAGACAGGACGATATTATTAAGAACCTGATAGCTAATCCACAAAAAGCTGTAATAAGCATTGGAAAATAAGGTTATGGAAAATCTAGCGGGTAAGTTTATAATAGAAAATAACGGACAGGGCAAGAAAATTAGGGGTCTTGTACTTGCATCTCTATTTCATCTTGCTTTTACTGGAGAGGAGATAGAATCTGGACCATTAGAATATTTTATTGAACGAGATGGGAGGACTTACCATACATTCTATTTAGACGATAAAATATTTCTAGACGAAGATCAACTAACTGAAGATGAGGTGAATAAGTTTTTTGAAGAAGCGGAAGAAAAAATGCCCACTATGATACAGATAAAAAATTATATATCAACGTGGGTAAAACATAACATGACCACACTGAACTTACACATATTAAAAAGGTATCCCAAGTATCCAGGTTATGAAAAAGCAGTCAGGGAATATAAAGAATACATAAGCTGCCCTGAAAAACTAGTACTTGGTTACTACACGCCAAAAACTAAGTGCGGGGTCATCAACAAAGAATAAATATAATGTTGACTAGGGCTGCACGTATAATTCATGGCGTAATCAATAGAAAAGATCATGATAACAGAGAGGGATAAAGATTTCCTAGGTGAAAAAGTGAAACTGGATGATGAGCTGGGTATTATAGTAGGTCTGGTAGAAATCCCTGACTACTCACCCTATATTTATGGTAAAGATAGGGTATCGATGAACTGTGAGATTGATAAAAGTACTGTGTTCATTGTATCCTTAGAGAGCGGTAAAAATATTATAGTCGCCCCCTGTAGATTAATAACTGCTGACTCACACGATAGGGACTGGGTAAGTAAGATAGACAAGAATAAGGTACTGGATGACCTAAGAAAGTGTCAAAAACGTGAGATCAAGAAAATCAAAAGCGTCGGGACAAGGATAAGAGGAAAATTTCTTAAGTATCCGAAGTATGATAGGTTTATAAAAAACTTAGAGAACTTAAAGCTGGAGGAAGTATTATGGGAGAAACTTTAGACTTTACAGGAAAAATACTGATAGACGCGAATCAAGATGTGAATCTAATAATTAATGCATTCAAAGGCGTTTCTTGGCATGGTGATGATGAATTTATATTTATTACTTGCTATAGACCATCAACTAAAACCTATATAATGTTCCTATATCCGGAAAAACATAGAATTGAATTGGCCAGAGACTACCTATCAGATAAAGAACATCAGAGCGTTGCCGAATTCTTATGTAGAGAAAAGAGTGCCCTAATAAAAAGTGCGAGGGATAGAGCAGTGTCTGAGATTGTATATAGGTGGGGAGCCTGTTTTAAGAATACAATGTGCAAGAAATACCTGAAATACCCAACACTAGAATGGGCTAGAGATGGATTAAGAGAGCTAGAAACGAATCCAGAGAAATATATAATATGGGAATTAGAATAGTAGATAAGAGAGAGTAGTAGGTGTGCTCTCTTTTTATTTTCCTATCAATACCTTATTAGTAAGATGAAAGATATAGTGATAGAAGAATTATTAACAGTAAATGAATCAGAAGAAAATCTAATTGGGAGAGCATATAAACCTTTGATAGGAGATTATACATTTATTCCCATTATTGCAAGAGCAGTACTACCATATTATATTCAAAAAAGCAGTGGCAGGCTACTAGCTAGTATAAATAACGTGTTTTATTCTGTTATAATTAATGGGAGAAATATTCTTATAGTCGAGGCATATACTTATGGAAATACAACTACACCTCACCTATTATTTGATAAGGATAGAATGCAGATTGAAGAAGTTACTAGCCTTATTATGAAAAAGAAAGATGAGATAACAAGGAAATTAATAAACACTATAAAGATAAAATTGGATAAAATGTATGCTAGGACGATGTACTTCTTGACACCGAGACTAAAATACCCAGAATTCCATAGTATTGAATGTTATATAAAGAATATGATGGATAATCCAGAAGCACTTATAAAGGAGGTAATATGGTGAAAGAAATAAGTATACTAAGATTCAGTGATGATAAACTAGATAACGAATACTATAACAATGGATATCTTTTTCCAATATTTACCTCAATAGTTCCTGATATTCAAGTAGATTGTAATATTACATACTTTACGGTCTTTGATACTCTGAACAATGAACTGAAGGTCTGGAAAGCAGATAAAGGAGTTTATAAGTGTAGCATTAATATCTATTCACTACATGAATTTGATATCAGTGTAATGACGGATAGATTAATACTAGGTCATATAATAGCTGACGCAAGAGAGTATACACTTGATTTCGTTAACCAAAGATTAGATGACTGTAGGGACTATATAGTTAAGCATCCGACGGAGTTTGGTTCTAAATACCCAACTATCGAATACTTACTTAAGAAATTGGATAGAATTAAGAAAGATCCAGTTATTAATATAGATGAATGCTATGTACGAAGAGGTTTTCGGTAAGTTTGCAAGATTTGGTGATAAGTATTGTCCGATCATGGCAGTATATAATCATGTCCAGTTAGATGTAGGTGGTCGTAAATTATTTAAGATTGCTAGAATAATATATTGTGATGAGTACTGGACATTTCATAGTAGAGATCTTGTAAGCGAATTATACAGTATAATAGAGATACCAATAGATACTGCTAGGTCACTCTATAAATCTTACCTGGAGAAAACTAACGGTAAGCTTGTGATTAAAGAAAAACTTATCAATAAATGTCATGATTACTTAATAGATAAGATAGAATCAGATACTTTTATGTTACTTGGAAACTGTAGGGCTCATAAGGGACGCTTTGGTAAGTATCCAGAGTATGAACGAGCCTTAAAATTAGTCACGGAGGATTACAATAACATGGACTTTAGATTAATTAATATGATAAGTAGGAAAGATGAGTTCTAATGTAGACCTGAAAGAATTAATAGGAAAGTTTGAAGTATCTAGAGGAGACACGCCGTGGAGCCCTTCAATGATATACCACATTGTTGGATACTATAAAGAGCTAGTACTAGATGAGGATAGGGTAGAAGTTTATCCTGATGAGAGTAAAGGTATTCTAGTGGCGGTGGTATACAGTTCAATTAGTGAAAACTCTGCTATGTTTATGACAACTGATAGACAACACTTAGATGAGGTACAGTATGACTACAATAGCCTTACTGATTCGGAACTGGAATTAGTAGATAGGATATCCGGTAGTGTACAGAGGTCTAGAATAGAAAACATGTTAGTAGAGGGATTGGACAAGGAATTCTCTATAATAGACAGAAAAGCTTGTGCTAGATATAAGAAAATACCCTCTAGAGAAAAGATAAAAGCCCAACTAGAGAGTCTTATGTCTAGAAAAGAAGAGTTGTACTACATGATAGATGGATTTTATGAGCCCTAGTTTTATAAGAAATAGTAGAGGAAACATAGGTGTAGTATTAGTAAAGTATAAAAGCATAAAACTACCTGCAGTGTTTAATAATAATGCTGAAGTAGTAAGTGAAGTCAGATTAGTAGTAAAAATAGGTAGTCAATTACAAATATACTACGAAAGTACTGCTAACATACTTAAACTTTCGGACCTTACTGAATCGGAGCAACTAAGTACTAAGAAATACTACGATCTTGATGAGAAATTTTATCCAGCAAGGTCTGAAATAGATAAAGGTAAGAAGTGCGCATTGGACCAAATAAAGTATTGTATATTTAAATGTATTACAAATCTAATGAGAATTAAGAGAAATGTTAAATGGCCTGAGGAGGAAGGTCGTAAGAAACTTGGTAAATTTGTCAAGGGAATCGAAGTAGGTGAACTAATATTAGATGTCAATGAAGAATCAGCTACTAGAGAATAGATACGCGCTAGGAAAATTTAGGGACAATAGCAAGACTACCGAGACAGGTGAAGATGGTTATTGGGAGTTTTTTCATCTAGTTGGTTATGCTGTGTTCCCTTCGATGAATTGGGGTCAAGGTAAAATAACTATAGATAAAAATGATGTATGTGCATGTGTAGTAGTTTACAATGACTTAATGCAATCTCAAAAGGTTATATTAAGTTTCTATGAGCTTAAACAACTAAACGATTATGTAGATTTTAGTAGCCTATCTGAACCTGATAAGTTGAAAATTAGTGAAGATAAACTTAGATTTAGCAGGTCGGAAATTGAACGTTTCTTAAGAGATAGGTTAGAATCACATATATATTCGTGCAGGACAGCAAATACTAATATATTTTGTAAGAAGTGGCCTCAAAGAGATAAGTTTCTTAAGACGCTGAAAGACTTAGAGAATAATATAGATCAACTTTATATATTAAAAACTGATTTTTATGAGAAACCCTAATTTTGATTATGTAGATATAGAAGGACTAGGTAAGTTTAAAGTAGGAGAAAGTAGAGAAATACTAAATCTGATTGGATACTTAGTACTACCAGAACTTCTAGATGATCGTAGAGTTGTAGTTGATACTAGATACCCTATAGCATTCTTCGTAATGTATACTAGCGATAAAAGACCTTGTCTAGGGTTCAGGGGTAATAGAGAAGACCTACTGAGTAAATATTATTCTGACTATAACGAACTAGACAGGGAAGATAAGACTATTATTGAATCTAACAGAAACTATGTAAGTAAAAAAGATATAGAGGATTGTCTGCAAAAAACACTCATCGAATCAATTAACGAATGCAGAACAGAGATCAATAAGGCTTATAAAAAATGGCCACAAAGAGAAGAGTATTTGAAGGAATTAAGAGACATAGAAGATAATATGGATCAACTTTATATATTAAGAACTGATTTTTATGGAGACTAAATTCAGTAAAGAAGATATAGACGGATTAGGTAAGTTTAAAGTAGACAACTATCGTGAGGAAATAATAAACTTGATAGGATACTTAGTACTGCCTGCGATTCGGAATGATCGTGAAATTGTAGTAAATTATGAAGACCTAATAGGAATTTTTGTAATATATAGTAATGGAGAAAAACCTCGTCTAGGATTCAGAGATGACACTGAAGACCTAGTGAGTAGGTATTATTTTAACTATAACATGCTAAGTATGGCAGAGAAGGCTATTATTGAATCTGATAGAAACTATGTCAGTAAAAAAGATATAGATGATTTTCTGCTAAAAGCACTTATTGATTCGATTGGCTACTCTAATAGAAGAATCAATCAGATCTGTAAAAAATGGCCACATAAGGAAGAGTGTTTGAAGGTGTTGGGAAATATAGAAGATAATATAGACCAACTTTACATACTAAAAACAGACTTCTATGAGAGATCCTAAGTTTGTAAGAGCAAGAGGACTGGGTGGAGTAGTAGTATGTCCAGTTATTCTAAAGCTCAGAACTATAGTAGAAACAGGTGGAAAGTGCATCGAATCACCTGGACTAACAGTATTAATGAGTGGCGGTAAGTTTTCGTGCCTAGGTGACTTAGAGCTGCTTAACCTAGAAGACCTAACTAAAGACGAGGTAGAGGAAATAAAAAAATACTATAAGTTAAAAGGTTACTATAGAACAAGCAGGGTGGTAAAAGATGCAACAACTGAAACTATTAAGTACCTAAAGAAGCGGGAATTTTTCATCAACTGCCGAATAAGTAAACACAGTTTTGGTACTAAGTGGCCAGAGGTTGAGAATGGTAGAAAATTATTAGACCTTATGAAGAATAATCCTGAAAAATTAATTACTGAATATTTTAATGTCAGATGAGTCCAAAATTTGTAATGCTGAAAGGAACTGTATGCCCTGTTTTGGCTAGGTATAGAAAATTTATGTGGGCAAGTCGTGATATTGTAGAAGTAGCGTCAATAATTGTCCAAGTAGGTAACGATATACAAACTTATAGTCGTGAACTACCACTACTATTAGAGCCGAAAGATGTATTTCAATTAACCCTAAAAAACCTAAAGAAAAAATATGAACTAGATGATGAATTCTACCCAACAAAAGAAATGGTAGAACTAGCACTTAGAGATGGGTTAGAAGATATAAAATACTATAAATATGTCATAAGTGCATATCGACAAACAATGTGCAGAACTAATATAAAGTGGAATAAGTATGAAGAAATAAGAAAATTCATAGATAGTTCTCCTAGGGATTATATTGAACTTGTAAAGAAATGAAAACAGTAGAACCAAGCTTTGCAGTGCTACTCTACAACTTATATCCAATATTAACGAGATATAAAACATTCGTCATAGAAAACAATGAGTTAAAAGAAGTAGAAAAAATTATGATACAGTTTAAGGACAGAATCATAGACTGTAGATCGGATCAAGTGACGATACTTAACTTTGACCAAGTAAGAAAAAGTAAATATAAAAATAAACTTGAGTATTTTAAATATGTACTACTACTAGATGATGAGTTCTACCCAGACAGTGATATAGTAAGGATAGGTCTTAATAAATCTATAAGTGATATCAAAACTATCCAAGATAAAATCTCTGTAGATATAGATAATGCCAATATTGGAGGTTTAAAGTGGCCTACCTATAAAGAGGTTGAGAATTATATAAAAAATTCACCTAATAATTATATTGAGTTAACTAAGAAATGAAAACAATAGAACCGATATTTATGTTATCATGTGGGGATTTGTTTCCAGTACTTACAAAATATAGTGTAGTTAGATTATACAAAGGAAAACTAAGGGTAATTGAAAAAGTATTAGTACAGTTTGATAGAAGGATTATTGATAGAAAACTAGGTGATCTTACTATATATGACTTAGATAAGGTCAGAAACTCTAACTTTAATAGTGAGATGGATCGTGTTAAGTTCGTTCGAGGATTAGATGACGACTACTACCCTAACTATAATCTAGTGGAACAAGCAGTTAGAGACACTATCGATAATATAGAAGCCGAACAAAAACTATTATTTGTGGACTGGGGAAGTACAAAAAATCTTCTCAAATGGCCAGACAATGATAAGATAATGGACTTCTTATTTAGCTCACCTGAAAATCTAATTGAGGTAGTAGAGAAAGGTATACTAGAATAAACCCTAGTATGTTTTTCTTTTTTGTCCCCGCCTACATTCCTTATAATTGAGTGTATTGCAATTAAACAGCACTCAATTCTTAATAGTATGAGAATAACTATAAAAAATATAATTATAAATCATGGCAAAGAAAATTAAAGAAGATGTTATTGAATTCCTAAAACCGAGAGATGCAGTCCGAAGAAGATGGGGTATGTATATTGGCGATAACTCAAATGCTAATGTACTACTTCGTGAGATTATTGATAATTCGGGAGATGAAATTTCTGCAGGATATGGAGATTCAATCTTGGTAAGTGGAGACTTTAATGGTTTCTGTTTCGTTGCTGATAATGGTAGAGGAATACCAATCGCAATGTCACCAGATAAACCAGGGTCAACACAAGCATATCTTAGTATCTCTGAATTACATAGTGGATCTAAATTCAGTAATACAGAGGTTTCAAGGGTAGGTATGAACGGTGTAGGTAGTAGTGCAACAAACTTCCTTAGTGAAGAATATTGGCTCCTATCTAGAATCGGAGAACATAACTACAATAAATCAATACCAGACGTAGAGAAAGTTTGGAATAATGCAGGACCACGTAGTAAGGGAGACTTGTATTATTTTGTTAAGTGCGTTAAAGGTGAAAAGGTACTAGAATCAGCAGGTAGACTTGGTGATATCGAGAAGTTAATGTTCAAAGGTATTAAAGACTATCAAACAGTACCTAGAGATCTTAGTACTATTGTGTTCTTTAAGCCTGACCCTGAAATCTTTGAATCAACTAAGGCGGAAGTACCAGTGACAAACTTACAGTACTTCTTGATGATCCAGGAAAAATTCTATAACAGAAAGGTTAGTGTATTTGTGGATGGTAAGAAAATAAATAATACATTCAAACCATTTAAGTATGAACTAGTCAGAAACATTACGCCTAAGGATGATAGTTTTAATAAGCAGGTTGGTATCTATGTGACATTTGAAGTAGACCCTAAACTTGGTAATAAAGTAGAAATGGGATCTGTTAATGGCCTAGATGTAAATCAAGGACAACACATAACAATCGCTGAATCATGCTTTAAAACTGCCCTGAAAGATATGTATAAGATAAAACATGAGTACCTCCTAAATGGTCTTCGTGTATGTGTTATCTTATTGGCAGGTGAGGTAATGTTCGACAGCCAGACAAAAACAAGACTGAAGAGTATTACAAAGGTCAAGGTAACTGATTTTGGAGATGTCGTAAAAGATATGGAAAAAATTATGAAGAAAAACTCTGACTACTGGGACCTTCATGTTAGTAAGCTGAATAAACTGGCTGAATCAATGAAAGATATTGGTGCAGCTGAGTTGGCCGAGAAGATGATGGATGGTGCTAGTGGAGTTGGACTGTATAGAAGTAAAAATGACCTAGTACCTGGATTCGCTGAGGCAACTGGAAAAGATAGAATGGCATGTGAACTGTTTCTATGCTTTACTGGTGATACTGAAATCTTAACTTGTAATAATGAAAAGATCGCATTCAGGGACTTAGTAGGAAGGATAGAAAATGGTGAACAGATCTATACATTCTCTTGTGATAAAGATGGTATTATCGAACCTTCTAAAATAATTGCTGCTAAGAAAATAAGTACTTCAGATAAACTGGCTATTATTACGCTAGATAATGGAGAGGTAATTAGATGTACCCCTGATCATAAGATGATGTTAAGAGATGGAACTTATTCAGAGGCTTGCAATTTATCACCTGGAGATTCATTGATGCCTATATATATAAAAGAAGAGACTCAAGTAGTAGGAAAAAGCTACTTAGGTAAGAAAGGCACTAAGTTCACCAGAAATATAGTTAAGTCTGGGGAAACACTTGATAAAAAGTATGGTAAGAGAGTAAACGGTGGTTATTATGTATACAGGGTAATGTCTACACATAAGGATGTTACTGTACATGATAGCTTTAAGTCGGTGGAGAATGACCCTCTAAAACAGGTTAGACACCATATTGACCACAATACATTAAATGATAGTCCAAGAAACTTAATGTTATGCTCAAATACATGGCATAGAGGTCATCATGGAGCAATGGGCCTTCATAATGTGGCAGGTCAAAATAAGGAAATCTATAAGAAAGTTTACTTAGATTCAAAGAGGTCTGATGAATATAGAAAGAGATTATCTAATTCAATAAAATCTCACTATAATACCCCTAAGGGTGATAGTACAAAGAAGCACTTGAGATCTCAGGCAATAAAAGAGTGGAGTAATAAAGATCTCAGGAAGTGGAGATCAAATGAGACCAAGAAGTACTGCAAAGAACATCCAGAGTTTGCAAAGAACAATAAAAAACTGGCAGAAAGAGCTACAGAAGAAAGAGAGGTGATTACTAATACTGCTATAATAAAAGATAGGAAATTGCCACTTAATGCCAGAAATTTTGATAAAATATCTTTTGAGAGATCCAGAGCAGATAAAAACATTAGAGTTAGGTATTTTAAAACAATAATAAAAAATAATCCAGACTTGGTTAGTGATTATACGAATAACTTAGATTCTACATGTGAACTAAAATACTTCATTGCAGAAAATATTTTAGAAACTCTTCATGAAAACGGGAAAGATATCACACTAGATAACTTTAATGAAGAGGTTAAAAAATTATTTAATAAGGATAGAGTAGTTAATGGTTGTGGGTATTCTGGATTAAGAAAAAAATATCCAGATCTTTTTCAAAAATTTGAATTTACAAATAATAACCATAAAGTAACCAAAATTGAAGTAATAGACGCAGTAGAAGATGTATATTGTCTAGAAGTAGATAACCCACTTCACAACTTTCCACTTGCGTCTGGTGTGTTTACGAAAAACTGCGAAGGCTTATCCGCTTCGGGATCCTTGGTTACTGCACGTCCTGATACAACAAAGATAGCAGTTCTTCCATTGAGAGGTAAAATTCTTAATGTTACCAATGCGTCAGCTAAGAGAGCGATGGAGAGCCAAACAATTTATAGTATTTTTAAAGTTATTGGATTAGGTCTTGATGTAAATAATGTAACAAAAGACTGTAATACAATAGAAGAAGCAAGAGAAGTCATAAAACAAAAAAGTAGGTACGGTAAGATAATCGTAGCTTCGGATGCAGATAAGCTAAGTAGCTGAGTCTGGATAGTATAGAAATATATTATCAGAGAATCGTATTGTTGCGGGGAACTCTCGTTAAGTCTTAGGTACCAAAGAGTAACAACCCTAAGAATAGAGACAATCCGCTGTTATAGTAAAATATAACGACAACGACTATTCCTTAACCGGAAGTAGGGCAGTAAGTCTATAAATGACTGTTCGAAAGATACGACATCTGAACAGGTAATGCTGAAGATGAAGATATAGTCTAATCTCATAGGAGACTATGAGGGGAAATAAAATCCCGCACAGAGAATAGACGACTCTGTGTAAATATAAATGGCAGATGGTGACCTCATAGCTACAGAGTTATTATATCTCTTTAGCAAGTTCGCCCGTTTTATGATAGATCTTGGACTTGTATATAGAGCGATATCACCTCTATGGAAAGGAAAGAGCAAAACAACTGGAAAGATTCAATACTATTACCCAGATGATGAGTATGACGTAGAGACAGGATTTCCAGTTGATATGGATGAAAAATGCCATTATTCTCGTTTTAAGGGCCTAGGAAGCCTCAGCCCCGAAACAGGTGAAGTAGAGGATATATTCTTTAATGAGTCAACTAGAAGACTTATTAAGATTACGCCTGATGGTATTGATTATTCTAGGGCGTTGAATGAAGATATAAACGAGAGAAAGAGATTGCTAACTAATAGAGGAATCTTAACAAATCCATATAACTTTAAAGATTAATAATATAATGGCTAGAAAAAGTAAGGCAGATAAATTAAAAGAAACAGTATTCGCAGAGATCCTAGAACAAGCGATAGGTAAGGAAACAGAGGAAGCAATTGTTAATGGTGCAACCTATCTTAACACAGAAAGGGCACTAGCAAATGTAAGCGATGGATGTAAACCTAGTTATCGAAGGTTAATCTATTCAGCACTTCAGTTTCCAAAAGGCGAATTACAACCTAGTTCTAAGCTCTTGAATGGTATGGCTTCTTATCATCCTCATAGCTTAACTGGATGTGAACCACTACTTGCATCAATGGTAAGAAGTGGTGTTATGAGTGGATCTGGTAGTTTTGGTACTAAGTCAATTCTAGGGGATGAAAAACCAGCTGCATCTCCTAGGTATACAAAGACAATGCTAAGTAACCTGTATAGTGAAATCTTGAGGCCTAACTTACAATGCTTGAAGATGGTAGAATCGCCACAAGGACCACTAGAACCAGAGAGCTTATCACTTGTATTTCCACTGGCACTCTATATGAAATCGCTGGTGTCTGGTATTGGATATGGTATTAGCACTATCTATCCAAACTTTTCACCAGTATCAATGTATAAGGCACTAGTAGAAGATAACCCAAAACTCCTAGAACCAAATGTAAACCTCTTAATTGATAAAGAGAATTCAGAACTACAGAGACTTTGGGAAACAGGTAAAGGTAGGGTCATCTATTCATACAAGCTCACACCCTACACAAATGAAGATGGTAAGGATGGATTTATGTTTGAAGGTGATACTTGCATTTTCACACCATCACTAAAGAAAATCGATAAGTATGTTGAGCTGGGACAGGTATTTGTGGAAGACATGACAACAAAACAAGGACCTAGGATGTTTGTTGGGCTTGTTAGTAATAGAGGCTCACTGAAACTAGAGGGACTTGAAACACTATGTAGGCAATGTTGTTTTGATGCCACTACCTATCAGCTCAATGTAACTGACGGAAAATCTGCTTTTAGAATACCGTTGAGAGATTGGTTGAAATACACACTAGATAATTTCATAGGTCTAGTGGGGGAAGTAAATAGAAGGAACATAGAAAAAACTAAGTTCGATATAAAAGTACAAACAGCTCTCCCAGTCGTATCAAACTATATTATCAACGTAAACCCAAAAGCAAGTGACCGTCAGATAATTAATGAGCTGGGATTAGAGGCAGAAGTAGTTAGCGCAGTAATGTCAAAACCAATCAGCTATCTTAGAAAAAATAAAGATACAACAGAAAGAATTAAGGCGCTAAAAACAAAGCTGAAAGAATTAACCGCATTTGAACCTCTTAAGTATGCGGAAAGTGTAATTCAGAGACTATAAAAACTTGGAGCGTGGGATAATATAAAATCCTGCGCCCCATTTTTTCGTCCCGCCTGAGCCTGTATAAAAATTGCATAAAAATTCGGCGCGTATCTGTGTGTGTGGCGAACAGTTGGCGTGCATACTTTTCTTACCCGAATGAAAAAAGGGTAAGCTAGGCCCCGCACTTGCTTGAATGGGAAATTACTTCTGAATTGACGAATGACATGAAGTGGAGC